GCTCCACCACCTGCTGTAAGTGTTGATCCTGATTGTTCTGTTATTGCATCTACTTCTATTTTTGACATTATACTATTACTAAAGTCCCTGTTACTGTTATAGTACCAGGTATAGTAATAGGTCCTGCAAGAACACCATTCTCAACAGTTTGTGTACCATCCATAGTAGCTGCTTGGTTATTTATAAATTCATTTGGAGCCGTTCCGCCTCCGATGTATTGGATTCCATTTACTATTGCCGTCATAATTCCTCCTAAGTACTGATTTCGTCAATAAATGATGTAACAATATCTAAAGATGAAGCGGTATCGCTTTGAGCTTTAAGTACGTCACCATTTGCCAACACAATTTTTGCACCACCTTGAATTAGTTCGATTGCAGAGTTTGGTGGAACGCTAACAGTCTTTGCAATAAAGTGATCGTTTCCTCCGTTTACAATCTGACAACTAGCCAAAACAGTTGAAGCGCTAGTGTTACAGATTCTGATACCAATAACTGCATCAAAGTCTCCACCAGTTACTAAAGTGACTGGGGCTGTACCAACGTTTCTTTGTAAATTGTTTCTAAAATTTTGTGCCATATTTTTTTCCTATTTATAATGCAACCGCCATTGCTAATGCAAAGCCAGCTGATGCTGCTCCTACTGGTGTACCTGTTGAATCCAAGTAAACCGATTTACTTGCAGGCATTGTACAAAATACATCTAGTGTACTTGTACCACCTGGATTAAAATTAATCTTTGAGGTGTTACCCAAAGAATTACTTAAAACTGTATCTCTTGAAAGAGTATCTGGTGTTGCATCAGTTACTGTTCCAATACCTACTTCAAAATTTGCTGTACCTTGTTCAAAGATAGTGTAATAAGTTGTGTTTCCGGTAGCGATTCCTGAAACAAAAGTTATAAAACCAGTTAAAGCTCCGGCAAGATTTAATGTTCCCGTACCTTGTGTTGTACTAGTTTCTTTTACTCTATCATTTATTGCCAACGCCATAAATTTTCTCCTTAACTCATACTAATAATTGCATTAGACGCAGTACTAGGATCAGGGAACGTAACAGTAAAAGTACCGTTCGTTGCTGTCTTATTACCTAAAAAATCTAAAACCACTACTAATCTATCTGCTGTACCATTAACTGTATCTGTATTGTAAATCGCTGCAAAAGCTGCAGTGAAAGTTGCACTTGTGTAACTTACATTATCAAAGTCAACCGAAGCAACCGCTGTAGATGATACAACTCCAAGTCTTGTCAATGTTTTAACAACGTAGTTAGTTCCACCAGCTGTATTTACTTCACCATTTCCAGTTCCTAATAAAGCAACTGTTGATGATACAGAATAAGGGTTAGTTGTGTACAGAGAAAATTTAAAAGTATTTCCGCCTGAAGCTTTGAAATTGTGATTAGCTTCGAACAGAGCACCTCTAAAACTATTTGGTATTATATTTGCCATATTTTTTTATCTCCTTAATTACTCGATGGTGGTTTAACATTAAGTTGAGCGCGAACTTCACCATCTTGATATTCGTCTCTGCGTCTGATACCGATTTGTTCGATAGCGTACGATTCTAAAGCTTCTTTATATGCCAGCTGATAGTATTGTAACATATCTTGCGGACCTTTCAAGTATGCAAATGTATTTACCAGACAAGCGTACAAAAGTAAATCTTGATATTTATTTGATAGATAAGTCCCAGCTGTTGCTGGAGCTGGAGTAGATGTTGTATCTGTTATAGTCTCTGGTTCTCTATCATAGGATATTGTAATTTCGTAAGTTTTATCAGGAGTTGGGGCTACTACCCAAAATTCTTCATCCCAATTGGCATAATATTTAGGTATATCTACAGCTTGAGTATCTGGTGTAGAATAGTATTCTGCCATAAAACTTGTGTCTCTTTGTTCTAAATAAAATTGATTTCCAGCTTGGTCTTTAAATTGTACATATCTAATTGCTCTTAAATTATCAGGAATTGTTACATATCTATTTCCAATAATAGCGTTTGATGTTGCATAAAATACATTTTGATCTGTATCTATTTGTCTGTAAATAGAATTTTCTGCATTTTTAATTATAGTATCAAGAACAGAACTACTTAAAACACTAGAGCTAACCTCTGTGAAATTTCTAATATCATCTTGTAAATTTGTTAAAGTGTATGCCATTATCCGTTTACTACCTTAAGTGTTACTGGTCCTGCTGAACAGTTTGCTCCACCACCTTCTACATTACCTGTTGTTGCATTACTAGTACTAGTTATATAAAAATAATTTATTGGAGTTGTTAGTGGATCTGTTGTAGTTGCTCCTGTAACATTTCCTGAAGAATCTATTTGTCCTAAAGCAATTGTAAAACCGGTTGCACTATTTAAATCACTTACATTATCAAATGTAGGTATATTTGCAAAAGCTTGTAAGTTTCTAGCATCTCCTCCTCCCGATCCTGCAGAAGTTACTTGAGGGTTGCCTCTAAATCTTACAATATCTCCAGCTTTTCTTTGATGGTCATAAGAATAAACATTTACATAAGTTGTGCCAGAGTAAATTATACTTGTAAAAGGATTTGGATCTAATAAAATTAAACTTGCAACTGAAGCTGGTTGTGTTCTAGGATTAAATAAAGCTATTGGATCACTACCTACTGGTTTTGGACTAAGTTGTGGTTGCTTTGCTTCAAACTCTGAATAGTGAACTAAAGAACCGTTCCATTCTCTTACCATTTCATCATAAGGAAATCTCATTCCTGATCTATCAGAAATAGCATAAGCGTATTTACCTGAAGCGTATCCAGCCATTATACTCCATCTCCATAAAAAGTTTGTGGTGAAATAAAAGTAGATGTGCCTTGATTGTCTGCATCAAGTGCTCTTAATAATTCACTTTCATATCTTCTTTCTAATTCTTGACTTCTGTCTGGTGAATATTTTAAACTTAAATAATAAGCTAGGCCAGACATCATACAAGGATAGAATCTATTTACTACATCAGATGTATTATTATAGGCTCCAACATCTTGAATTTTAGATAAATAATAAAAACAAAGTTGAAAATTAGTTGGTGTGGTTGTACTTGATACACTTGAGCTTGGTGTAGCATATAAAAAAATACTAGGGTTTAATCTTCTTGCTACATAATATTGCGAAGGTGTACCTTTAGTTAATTTATTTGGTGTTTGTGAATATTGTGATCTACTGATTTGAGTTATAGCTACATCTTGTGGGTCAGTTGTAGTAGAATTATTTCTATAATAAGCTTCTAATACAGTACTAATGTCTTGTGGAAAATTAACTGAATCACTTGCAAAATTATATTCTGCTTGTCCTTCTACTAAGGGTACTTTAGCTAATTTTACTTTCCATAAATGAACGCCTCTATTACCCCATTCTTGAAACATTATATTTAAAGAACGTCTTGCAGATCTTAATTGATAACCTGTTCTAGTTCCTCTTACGCCAGTTCGTTCAAATGCTTCTTCAATAATTTCATCCATTTGAGGATTAAATTCTGTTGCTTCTGAAGTTGGTGCAATAGTCTGAGCAGTATTACCCATACCGCTATGATTAGTACAATAATAAAATAATAGTGGAGCGCCAGTAGTTCTAACTGGTGCAACATTAAAAGTTGTTTTTGCTCCGGCAGTTCCAGGTGTTCCAGTTGAAGTTACACCAGTAGTGTAAGCTGTTCCTGCAGGTGTTGCCCAAGCTCCATTATCAGTAGTAGAAAAAGCTATTTGGTGTGTATCATTTGAATTATCGGATTGATCAAATATGTAAGTATTACCCTCTTGTAAATAAAGGACAACATTGGCTTCTCCGTTAATATAATATTTATTACCGGTGCCATATTTGTTAGTCCCCGTTGCTACGGTTACTGTGTAAGTTATTGTAGCCACAATTTAATCCTACGTAAATGTTATAGTAACACCAGGTGTTGTAGTTAAATCTAAATAAACTCCATCGTCAAATAGAATTCCAGAACCTGGAACATAAAAATCTATTCCTTCAGTTCCAAATTTAAATGTAGCTATTGCAGTTCCAGCAGCTCCACCAGATTTAAAAATTATAGTAGAACTTGCTGCACCTTCTGCTTGGATGCCTGTTATTCTAGCTCTTTGTCCTAAAGGAACTATTTGTGCGTCTATTATAGAGTGTACTACCTGTTGATCACTTGAGTATGATGCCATTTGTTTCTCCTTAAATTTTGTGTGGGCCGAAGCCCACACTTAATTATTACTAGTTAGCCGCTTTATCTCGCAAATTATTTGCTTGAATATACGTAATTGTTACAGACGCTTGACCTGCAGTTGATGTTGTTCCTGCTGTTATAAGAGTAGCAGTTATTCGCGTATCTTCATTAACACGATCCATATTATCAAAAGCCGAAGTTTGTTGTGTGTGCTCTGCTGCAGCTTTAGCATTTTGAGCCGCAGTATAAAAAGCTGCTGTTGCTCCACCTGAATCAGTTTTACCAATCGACATAGTCGCACTAGTTCCTGCGTTACTGGCTATTGCAAAACGCATTAGTACTTCTACTATCTGTGAATTCTTAGGTATTACACCTACGTCGTAAGTATTTGTTCCAGCTGCTGCTGCCATACTAATCAGTATTGATTGAGTCATAGCTACTTGACCTGTGTTTCTTATATCATCGCCAAGTGTTGTTCCTGTTGTGTTTGAAATCGTTCCCGCTTTTATCGGTCCCGAAAATGTAGTTGTTGCCATATTAATATCCTCCTAGATATCTGAATACTGTCCCTAGGGTTGTCGACTATACGCGTCAGCATTCATCATTTATTAAATGTATA